TCTTTCCGATATCGCTTACGTCAACCTCGACGAGTTGGCCGGCCGTAGCGAGCGCGGCACGCTGCAGGGAAGCGGAGACAATCGTTAATGCCAGACGTTGAAGTAAACGAGCTTGGCCGGCCAAGATGGGTTGACGCTAAAATCATGTCGTACCTGCCTGGCCTGCGCAAGGCGGCCCATCGCTATTATCCGCGCGAACCTAAGGCGGCGGAGGATCTCGTGACGGACACAATCATGCATTGCCTCAAGAATTGGCAGGGCTACCGCGACGAAGAGGGCGGCGGATTCTTCGGCTGGATATCGTGGGCCATGCGCTCGCAATACAGCAACAAGAAGAAAGCGGCGCACCGCACCTTGCCGATTATGGATCTTGGCGGCGATGGATTCAGCAGTACCGCAAGAGATGAAAGCCATAGCTCCGGATTCAATCAAGGTGAAGGCGGCGCCTCGCATTTCATAGAGCGCCAGGCGGCCGGCCGTACCGCGTCCAATCAAGAGGAAATCGCAATCGTTAACGACGTCGTTCGCAAGTTGCAGACGCTTCCGTATGGGTCTGACGTCCTGGCTATGGCTATGGGTGAAAGCCTTGAGGAGATCGCAGCCCGTGGCGTACGCCTGCAGGGTGGCGGCGGCCGTGGCAAGGGGAATGTCTCGCGCCAGGCCGTGCAACAGCGCATTGCGTCGACCCGCGCGCTTCTTGCGAAAATGGTATAGCCATGGCGCTACGAATCTATCAGCGCGAGGCTATCGATGCACTCTTTGACTATTGGGCTGCGGAACCTGGCAACCCGCTTATCGACCTGGCGACGGGCACGGGCAAGTCAATGGTTATGGCCGAGTCGATTATCGAGATCCTCGCCGGCTGGCCGCATATGCGCATTGGCGTCGTTACGCACGTCAAGGAGCTTATCGAGCAAAACTATCTTGAGCTGTTGGGCGCCTGGCCTGGCGGGGCGTTGGCGTGCCCGGCTGGCATATACTCGGCTGGCCTGAGGCGTAAGGATTTCCGCGCTCAAATCCTCTTCGGCGGCATTCAAACGATATGGAATAAGCCGGAAGAGTGGAACAAGTTCGGCAACAACGGATGGTTTGATATCATCTTCGTTGACGAGTGCCATCTTATCCCGCGCGACAGCTCTATGAGCTACGGCAAGTTTTTCGCGGCCGTGCGCAAGATCAATCCGGACGTCAAGATAGTCGGGCTTACCGCGACGCCGTACCGACTCGATTCCGGCCGCCTCGACGAAGGCGATGACAAGATGTTTGATCGCGTCATCTATTCCTATGGCCTGGCCGAAGGCGTGCGGGATGGATTCCTGGCGCCGCTGACAACCAAGGGGACCGAAAGCGAAATCAATACGAAAGGCGTTGGCAAGCTTGGCGGCGACTACAATAAGGGCAAGCTCGACACGGCCGCCGACCTGATTACGGTTGCCGCCGTGGAGGAGATCGTCCGCAAGGGCGCCGACCGTCGCTCCTGGCTTTGCTTCTGTAGCGGCAAGGATCACGCTTATCATACGCGCGACGAGATCCGCAGCCATGGCATTGATTGCGAATCGATAACCGACGAGACGAGCGCGGCCGACCGCAAGAATTTTATCGAGGCATTCAAAAACTACGAGCTGCGCGCCCTGACGAACAATTCCGTTCTGACGACGGGCTTCAATCACAAGGGCGTCGACCTTATCGCGGCCATGCGCCCTACCTTATCCGTATCGCTTTACCTGCAGATGATGGGCCGTGGCACGAGGCCGCTATATGCGCCAGGCATGCCGCTGGATACCGTCGAGCAACGACACGCGGCTATCGCTGCAGGGCCTAAGCCCAACTGCCTCATATTGGACTTTGCTCGCCTCGTCGACGAGCACGGGCCGGTTGACATGGTGACTATCAAGGAGCCGGGCAGTGGCGGCGGCGAAGCGCCAACGAAGCGTTGCCCGTTGCCCATCGACAACAACGGCGAACCGACGAAGCCGGACAAAAACGGCAACCACGGCTGCGGCGAGAAACTGCATGCGTCGGCCAGGGTTTGCAAGGTCTGCGGCTACGAGTTTGAATTCGACGAGTCGCCAAAGATCGAAGCCGACAGCGCCGACGTCGCTATCATGGCCAGCGCGCCGCCCGACTGGCGGGACGTCAAGAAGCGACAGTTCTCCGTCAATCCTGGCAAAGGCGGCAAGCCTGATTCCGTCATGGTTGTTTACATCAATGGCCGCTCACAAATCCGCGACTGGATATGCCCCGAACACAAGGGCTTTCCGGCCGACAATGCCCGCCGCTATTGGTTCAAGCATGGAGGCGAAGGGCCGCCGCCGTCGACCGTCCTCGAATGGATCAAGCGGCAAAATGAGCTTGCTAATACAGACGCAATCCTTGTTAAGCCAGGCAAAGACGGCTATTGGAATGTGAAGGATTACCGCACGAGCGGAGTCGAGACCAAACAAGACGAGCATAACGACGGCGGCCTATTCCAGCCTTCGCCTAAGGCGGCTCGTCGACAGCTTGAGCAAGAAATTCACGACGAGATTCCATTCTAACAGGAGGCCATCATGGCAGGAAGATTCAAGAAGGCGGCCGACGCCGTTGTTATCGAGCATGACGCCAACGAGCGCGCCGTTATGGGCGGCAATCGCTCGCCGGAAGAGATCGCGGCCGAAGAGTACGCAGAGCGCAAGACCGCAGCAAAGGCGCTTATCGTCGACCTTTACGAGGAGGCCGGCAACTTCGCCGACGGCGAGGATATCAAGTCGCAAGAAGAGCACGACGTGATTACGGCGCTCGTCGCTCAAATCAAAGCTGCGGCGGCCGTCGTCGAGGCTATGCGCGTGGCAGAGAAGGCGCCGCACGATATCGCGGCCAAGGCCGTGCAGGACGAATTCAACCCATTTGTGCAGAAGGACAAGGGCAAGGCTGACAAGGCCGTAAAGGCGCTCCTCGCCGTCCTTGAGGGCTGGCGAGTGAAGGAGGCCGCGCGCAAGGCCAAGGTTGCCCGTGAGATCGAAGAAGAGGCAGCGCGCAAGCGACAGGCGGCGGAGGATAAGATTCGCGCCAGCGCCGGCAATATGGCGGCAAGAGAGGACGCCGAAGAGGAACTAGCGGAAGCGAACGCGCTTGACCGCGAAGCTTCACGCGCCAACAAGGTCGCGACGACTGGCCTTGGCCTGAGGACGGTTACGACAGTGACGCTCATGAAAGACCCTGATATCGGCATGCGATGGGCTTTCGACTTTGACGCAGAGCGGATTTTCCAACTCGTCGAGGACATGGCGTCGGAGCATGTGGCAGTCAACAAGCTATCCGCCCTGGCCGGCTTTGACGTCGTCAAGACGCAGGCGGCCCGCTAATGCCGTTTGAGCCTACCGAAGTCGACGGAGAACCATGCACGTGCTGGCTATGCGGGATGCGCCCTATCGGCATTGGGCTTGAAGCTAAGTTGTCCACGAAATGGCACAAGGATGCGCGCTATCTATGCGAGGAGTGCCTTAAGATAAGTCAAAGGTTGTCGGAAATGACGGGCAAGCGAATCGAGGTTCTTGAATTAAAGGCGCTCGACGGTGGCGTTGATCGAGTCGGCGACTATCTAGACGAGATCGGCATTACCGATTTGGCGTTGATGGATGAGCTTGACGCTAGAATGATAGTCAAGGCCGCTTGGCAAGGTAGCGTCGAGCGGCTGCGCGAATTGGTGCGGGACAGCAAGTAGGAGCCTACATGTCGGAAATGAAAGAGCTTGCGCTTGGATACGCTCGCGACGGAATCGCTGTCTTCCCTTGCCGGGCCAAGGAAGAGGAAGTCTTTGACGAGCACGCGGGGAAGATGACTCTCCGCAAAGAGAAGACGCCTTATCCCTCGACGGGCTTCAAGGCCGCGACCACAAGCGAGCGCCTGATTAACCGCCTATGGGATAAGTACCCCGATGCGGCCGTAGGCGTTGCGACTGGCGAGAAAGCGAAGTTTTGGGTTCTCGACGTCGACGTGCCTAGCGAGGATCATTCGGAAGACGGCCGGATATGGCTCGACGAGATGGAGGCCGAACATGGGCCGCTGCCCGTCACCAAATGGGCATACACGGCGAACGGCGGCATTCACTTCCTATTCAACCACGTTCCTGGCGTGCGCAATCGCGCTGGCCTGGCGCCTGGCATTGATACGCGCGGCGACGGCGGCTACATCGTTGCGCCTGGTAGCGTGCTCGCCGACGGCCGTTTCTACGAGTGGGCCGACGAGACGGACGTTATTGCCGACGCGCCGCAATGGTTGCTCGATATGGTTGTTTCCGACTACGTGCCAGACAGCGAGCCTACGGCGCCGGCTAGGGTATCGTCGAGCAATCGCGACTATAAGCCGTCGCCATCTAGCGGCGGGAAGAATCCAGCCTATGCGCAAGCTGCCCTCGATTCGGAATGCTCATTGCTGGCAAGCACTGGCCAGGGCAAGCGCGGCGAGCAACTGAATTCGTCTGCGCACAATATGGGCATGCTCGTAGGGGCCGGCGAGCTGTCGCGCGGCGAAGTCGAGAACGCCTTGTATCAGGCGGCTGCGGCCAATGGCTCGCTTGCTGTCGACGGAGATAAGGAAATCCGCGCAAAAATTCGGCGTGGAATGCAGGTAGGCGAGCGAAAATCAGGCACGCGGTCAATCCCGGAGCCGACATTCCAGAACGCCGACAATACGCGGTTGCGCGACCTTAGTAAAATGATCTCGCGCGGGCTGGCTAAGGCCGACTTGCCGGAAGGCCAGGAGCTTGAAGACGAGCCGGAAGAGGAAGAGGAATCCCCAATCGTCGCCTCGCGATTCGAGTGGATTGACCCCACGACGATACCTCGCCGGCAATTCGCGTTCGGGCGCCACTACATCCGCAAGTATGTCTCAGTGACGGGCTCGCCTGGCGGCATTGGCAAGACGTCAAACTCCATCGTCGAGTCGCTATCCATGGTGACCGGCAAGCCAATCCTGAATATCGAGCCTGAGGGCAAGTTGCGCGTCTGGCTTTACAATGCGGAGGATCCACGCGAAGAGCTTGACCGGCGAATCATGGCGGCGGCGTTGTTCTATGACATATCGGAAAGCGATATCGGCGGCCGACTATTCCGAGACTCTGGCCGCGACCAAGAATTGATTATTGCGCGGGAAGACAAGCGGGCCGGCGTCGTCATTCAAGAGCCAATCGTCGAGGCCGTCGTCGAGCAAATCACCCGCAACAAAATCGACGTGATGATTATTGACCCGTTCGTGTCGACGCACTCAGTCAACGAGAACGACAACGGCGCAATCGACAAGGTGGCAAAGCTATGGTCGCAAATCGCCGGCCTGACGAACTGCGCCATTGATATCGTCCATCACCTCAAGAAGGTATCCGACAGAGAGGCGACCGTCGAGGACATGCGCGGCGCCGTGGCGTTGATCGGCGCGGCTAGGTCCGTTCGCGTGTTCAACCTCATGTCGGAACAAGAAGAGGCTAAGGCGGGGCTTGAGCGTGATTCGCGCCTATCGATATTCAACATTACCGAAGGCAAGTCGAATCTGTCGGCTCGTAGCGGCAAGAAGGAATGGCGCCAGATCGTCGGCCAGGGCCTAGGCAACGGCAAGAAGCGCCCGATTAAAGACGCTGACAAGGAAGACAGCGCGCCAGTCATCACGCCGTGGAAGTGGCCAGCCGCGCCAAGCGTGACGAAGACTCTCGACAGCAAGACGATTGTGGCAATCAAGAACATGTGCCGCAATCGCGAGCTTCTGCAGAGTCCAGCGTCGCAAAGGTGGGCTGGATTCGCCGTGGCCGAAGCAACCGGCTTGCCGTCGACTGAGAAGGAAGAAAGGGCAGAGTTGGCGCGGCTGCTTAAGGCCCTCATCAAGGAGGGGTTCCTAAAGGTTGAATTCGCCAACGACATTAGCGGCGACAGGAAAGACAAAAACTTTATTCGCGCTGTCGACGACACTAACGGTTGACGTTTCCCTCCGGCGCGGGTTAGCCTGTCATCGTAGCAATGGAGAATACCATGGGTAAGACTTTTCGTTTAGCCTTCGTTCGTGATGGCCATGGGGACACAAA